TGACTCCCTAAAAACTTTGTCGATGCTTCCAGTAACAATTACGCATCCGGATGGTGGTGAAATAAATCCTGCAAACGCAAAGTCCGAAAGTGTTGGTTTTTCTGGGGAGAATGCTAAGGTTGACGGAACACACGTAAGCACTAAGGTAAAAATTAATACTGAAACTGGAATTGAAGCTGTAAATAATGGAGTTAATTATATATCTCTTGGTTTTGAGGCTAACATTGATGAGACGGCCGGAGAGTATGACGGTGTTAAGTATGATGCAGTACAGAGAAATATAAGATATAACCACATTGCATTGACTCCTTCGCCGAGGGTTGGTAATGTGGCAAAGATTAAAATCGGCGGAGATAGCAAAAGTACAAACATAATCGAACAAAAAGAAAAAAAAGGAGATAGTATGGGTACAATTAAACTTGACTCTGGCGTCGAATATAAAGTAGACGCAGAAGTGGAAAGCGAAATTAACTCTCTTCGTAAAAAGAGGGACAGCCTTGAGCAAAGCTATAATGACGTTGTAAAAGAGAAGGAGAATTTGCAGGGAAAATACGACAGCCTTGCAGAGGAAAAGAAAAATTTGGAAGCCGAGATTCCGAAAAGAGTGGATGCTAAGGTAAAGCTACTCTCTGAAGTGGCAAACTATTTAGGGGATGAGCTAAAAACTGATGCCTCTGAACACGAAATTAAAAAACAAGTAATACAGAAGAGAAATCCGGAAGCTAAACTTGATAACGCCTCCGAGGGTTTTATTGATGGAAGGTATTCCGGAGTTATTGAGCAGATTAAGGAAGAGCAAAAGCAGGACGCCGAGAACGAACGACAAATAAGCGGAGATGAAACCACTCCGAGAGGTGATGCTGTGGAAGAGGCACGAAAGGAAATGTTAAAGGATTTGCAAGATAGTTGGAAAGGAGATGAATAATGCAGACTAATTACAGAGAAAGCTTTCAGAAATATACCGCAGGTTTACCCGTAAACGAAGGCGTAACTGAGAGTATTACAAAGAATGCAGAGGATATTCTGCAATTCGGGTACGGTGTTGTACGTGGAACAAATTCCAGTCTTGATGCACGCAAGCCGACGGGCTCAGGAGATGAGTTTATCGGGATTGCGGGAAAAGTAGAAAATGAGGAAGGTGTATATGAGGAAGGAATGTCTGCAAACGTGTGGACTAAAGGAAATATTGCTGTGCCTGTATTATCCTCGGAAGCTTCTGGGGTGGATGCGGGTGTAACCGCATACCTTGTGGCTTCTGGTACTGATGCTGGTAAGTTTTCTACTACAAGTACGGACAATATAGAAGTTGGAAAATTTACGGGAAGAGCGGAGAATGATATCGCTCCCGTCAAAATCGATTTAAGTAACTAAAAAAAGGAGAATAAAAAATGCCTAACGATACGATGTTTTTTAAAAAGGAACTGACAAACATACAGGCAAAAGTGCTTAGGAAAAAGTATCCTGCTTTGAAATACAATGAGTGCTTTCCTGTGGATACAAGCGACCCCTCCGGTTCGCAATACGTAGGTTATCATATCTATGACTCTAAGGGGTTTTCAAAAATAATGGCGGACGGAGCTATAGACAGCCCGAACGTAACGACTACAGGTAAAGAGGAATTGATGAGAGTACACGATGTTGGAAACCATTATTCTTATACCAAAAGAGAAGTAAGGGAAGCGAATTTTGCTGGAAAGTCTTTGCAGAGCGAAAGAGCTACAGCGTCAAGGGATGCTACTGAGCAGTTTATAGACAAGCTTGCTTTCCTTGCAAACACGGAGGATGCTGAGTACCACGGAGCAACGTCTCCGATATACAACCCAAATACTACCAAAGTTGAAGTGACTGCCGGAGCTACTTCGGGTAATACCTCTTGGACGGGGGGTACAAAGAAAAATCCGGATGAGATAATTGCGGATTTTAACCTTGTTATAAATAAAATAACGAAGGACACAAACGGTACTCAGATGTGTAACACTATTGTATTACCGCCTGAAATTTACGGGGAATTGAACACGACTCCGAGAAGCTCTCAGACTGATACCTCTATACTTCAATATGTACAGCAGGCGAATCCTGAGATAGACTTCAGGACTTCCTCGAAGTTGACTGAGATGGATAGGAATCCGGCGACTTTGTCAAGTGGTGCAAATGTAAATGTTATGCTTGCTTATTATAGAGACCCGGATGCTATCAAAATGAGGATGCCTATGGCGTATACGGCGTATCCGGTTGAGGACAAAGGCAGATATTTCAAGGTAGAAACTTCTGCAGAAGTTGCAGGCGTACAGGTAGTATATCCTTTAAGTGTTATAGTGTTTTACGGATTTTAATAATTAGAAAGGAATGAATTATGAAGATTAAGAGTAATTTAGCTTGCTTGCTTACGGTTTCTGGAATTGAATTTGTCGGTGGAATGACAAAGGAAGTTTCCGAAAAGCAGTATAAAGAGCTTAAGAAGTCTCAGACTTTCAAGGATTTAGAAGACTCCGGTAAGCTGAAAGTTTTGGATGAAAAGAAAACTGAGAGTAAAGCTAAGGAAAGCGTGAGCAATGCTACAAGCTGATAGGATAGTAGAGCTTAGGGATGCCGGCTATAAAGATGATAGCCGGCTTCCTGATTTATTTGCATTGGCGGATAATACTATAACTGACAAGGTTTCAGGGCAAGCGAGGGAGCAAGCAAAAGCTTTATTTGCTTTACATTATATTACGCTTGCGGATAGACAAAGCAAAGGCTCTGCGGGGAACATAAACAACATATCGGAAGGGGATTTATCCATAGGTTTTCAGAGCCCGAGCGTTGATAATAGTTATAACCAAACGTCTTACGGGTTGGAATTGCAGGATATAATAGAAAAGTACATAGTGGGCGTACAAACGAGGTATATGTAATGTCGGAGAATATAGGTAATAGCGTAATTATAGACCGCAACGGAGATTGGAAAAAATACAAACGTGGAATGCGTAGAGTAGACAATGAGTCTGTTAAATGCGGTATCTTTGGAAACACAGAGCAGAGCTTTATTGCTACTATACAGGAATTTGGGGCTACCATAAAAGTAACCGAAAAGATGCGTGCGTTTTTGCATCATAAAGGTATACATCTTAGAAAGGACACCACGCATATTGAAATACCAAGTAGACCGTTTCTGCGAAACACTATGGATAAAAATAAGGAAAGATTAGACCGGATTAATGCGGAAATCGAATACAATGTACTCCGGGGCTATACAGTACAGCGGGCTTTAGAAGAAGTTGGCGTTGAGGTAGTAAGCCTAATTAAAAAAGAAATAAAAGAGTTAAAAGACCCTCCGAAAAGTGATGCTACATTAAAGATGCAAGGTGAAGGAAAAAATAATCCGCTGATAAATACCGGTAGTATGAGACAGTCAGTAGATTACGAGGTTGAGTAAATGAGTATATTAAAAACTAAAAAGTTAACTGTGAGGCGTCCGAGCGGATACGTGAATAACAAAGGTAAGCTTGAATTGCAAAGTGAAAGTACTTTTGATATAGATTGTACCTTGCAAATAGCAACACCGGAAGCAATGCAAAAAGAAACATCAGGTAGAGTAAGCGAACACGGATATAAGATATACACGAATACAATACTAAAAACTTCGAGAGAAAGCGAAAGTGGAGCGGATATAATTGAGATAAATGGGCTTGATTATCAGGTCGAGAGTGTAAGCCGTTGGGAGAACGGTTTGTTGAACAATGTAAAAGTAGCAGTTTCTAAAAAATGATACCTTTATACGAAAACTTATATAACGTTTTTTCCTCTATGGTTGGTTGTGAGGTAATACGGGGAGACCAAAATACTCCGGCACCGGAGGACGTATCTACTACTGCAAATAGTTATTTCGTATATAAAGTGAACGCAATAACGCCTGTGGGGTTCGAGATTTATGAAGCCCCGGACGCAATTGGGGACGTTAGGTATATAGGCACAAGGATTATAGACGTGTTTACTGAAACAATTGGTGTGGATAGTATGGATATAATGAACCGGCTAAGACGTGATATGAATAAGCACAGCAGTAAGAAAGTAATATACGACAACAGTCTTATTTATATGATGGATTTAAATAATATTACGAACACTACAAGGATACAAGGAGCGGGTTTTGTAAAAAGCTACAGTTGGGATATGAGATTCCGGACTGTAGAGGAATATTTTGACAATGTAGACCTTATTGAAAAGGTCGATATAGATACAGATGTAAATAATAAAACAGAAACGATAACGATTAAGGAGGAATAAATGAGTAAACTCGATAGAATAGTAGACTTAACAATAACACGAAAGGCTACTGGAATAAAGACAGCAAATTTTAGCACGATATTGATATTGTCTGCTAATGCTTATACCGTTTTTGAAACCGGAACTAATTATAAAGTGTATACTTCAGCGAATGCGGTATTAAGTGATTTTGCTGATACTTCCGGTGAGTACCTTATGGCACAAGCGATTTTGGGGCAGGATGTATCCGTAAATGAAATTTGGATTGGTGCTGTGGACGAAGCAGGAGATGAAACTCTTGTGGATGCTTTCGATAAAGTTTTAAATGATTCCGGACAGTTTTACGGTGTTATACCTTTAGAGTTTCCGGCAACATTTACCAAAACCGAAGTTACTGATTTGGCTGGAAGATGCAAAACAAACAGGAAATTCCTTTTTGTTGGCTCTTCGGATACAGACATAAAAGGGACTACTGAGGACAGCGATACAGCAACAATCGCTTATGAACTCAATAATGGTGGATATAACAAAACTGCCCTTATTTACAATGGAGCATACAGACAGACCGGAGCGGATGTAAATGAGGATTTGGGGTATATAGATGGTGCTTTTGCCTCAAAGATGCTTGCGAAAACTGTAGGCTCTTATACTACTGTATACAAGACGCTCGATTTTGCAAAGCCTGATGAGCTTACCGACACAAACATAAAAAATATAGAATACAAAAACACGAACTATTATATATCTATTGCCGGGAGGGATGTAACTGCCGGCGGAAGAGTAACGGATGGAAATACTCCGGAGAACGGAGAGTTTATCGATGTGGAAATTGGTATCGATTGGATGTATGCGAGAATACAGGAAGCGGTTGCTTTGCTTCTATTCAACAATGAGAAAATACCATATACGGATGAAGGGGTTACGCAGTTGCAAAGTGCAGTAAGTGAAGTGCTTGATGAAGCAGTGGATAATGATTTCCTTGTGGATTATGATGTGGATGCAGAGCCTGCGGATGAACAACCGGACAGTGATAAATCGGATAGATATTATAAGGGACTTAGCTTTACTGCAAACTTGGCGGGAGCTATACACAAAACACAAATTCGTGGAAGCGTAGTATTATAAAGAAAAGGAGAAATAAATGCTATATACTTATGATTCAAGCAAAATAAAATTTATATTCGGCGGACAGCCCGCCGTAGGACTAAATGACGGTAGTTTTATATCCGTTGAGTTAGACGAGGATGATTGGGCGACTACAAGAGGTGCTGATGGCAATGTAGTAAGAAGCAATAATCAAAATGTTATTGCTACAGTAACGTTGACACTACAACAGACAAGCCCGTACAACGACTATTTATCCGGAATAGCGATATATGATAAGGTAACAGGAAAAGGTGTACATCCTATCCTGATAAAAGATTTGTTTGGTACTACCTTGTTAAATTCGAGATTTGCTTTTATAAGTAAAAGACCGAATATATCTTATGATATTGAGCAACAGGGTAGAGAGTGGAGTTTTAAAGCAGTTAAGCCATACCACTATGTTGGTGGGAATGTGTAAAGAAAGGAATAGATAAATGGAAGTAAGAGAAGAGACCATTGATGGAATGAAGGTTGAGGTAATACCTTTGCCTTTTTTTAAAGCCTTGAAACTAAAACGTGAGTTACTGAATATTGTAACACCCTCACTAAAAAAACTTTTGTCTGAGCAAGACACTGAGGAGCTTTTGAGCAAAAACATATCCGAAGCAAACGTGGATATAAGAGCGATTGGTGAAGCCTTGACTGATTTAATTGGTAGTCTGAATGAGGCTACATATATGAGCTTAATTGAAAGCCTTTTTTCCTCCGTTCGGATTGATGACGATGATATTGGAAGTGATACAAATAAGATAAATAACCATTTTACTGGGAGATTTATGACTTTCTACAAAGTGTGTTGGTTTATTTTAAGGAGTAATTTTTCTGATTTTTTAGAAAGGGAAGGTTTCGGAAATGCGATTCGGGAAATGAAGAACACGACTCCGAAACCGGAAAAATAGAAAGTGTACTTGATGCTTATACGAGCGAAGCAAAAGAATATCTTTACGGGCTTGCAATTGTACAAGCCGGATACTGCAAGATAAACGATTTGTGGGAAAGTGTAAGCCTGAATGATGTGGTAAAAGCTAATATGGCAATAGAAGTAAGCGGGAAAATAAATAAAAAGATGACTGAAAACTTAAATAAGAACAAAGGTGTGTAATGCCTGTTGTAAGGGAATTGATAACACGTTTCGGGTACAAAGCTAACACCGGACAGCTAAGACGGATTGACCGTCAAATGGAAGGTTTGCAAGGTAGCATACGAGATAGTATGCGTACTTTACAAAAGCATTCGCAACAGATACAGGAGTTTGGGGCAAAAGCAACGAAAGCTCTTACACTGCCCGTAACAGGTATGGGGATCGCATCGGCATATACAACCGCCAAATTTAAGCGACAGCAGGAGGTGTTCAAAACTCTTGCTAAAGATACCGCTGAGGGCAATAAAGCTTTCAGAGAGCTTTTTGACTTGGCAAGCAGGACGCATTTTGACACGAATGAACTTGTTAATTTCGGTCGTAAGCTTTTGGGTGCTAATGTGAATGCGGAAAATCTAAATGATACAATGCGTAAAATGATAAATCTTTCCGGAGCAAATGAGCAGGCTCTCGACCAGGTAACAGAAATGTATACAGAAGCAAGACAGCGAGGGGCAATTGAGGTCGGACAGCTCGACCAATTGGCGGCTAAAGGGATTCCTATAATGAACTCTTTCGAGAAGGTTGTCGGTAGGACAAAAACGGAATTTGAGGAAGCCGGTAATACATTGATAGAGTTTGAAAAACTTGATAAGATATTCGACAATTTGACAAGCAAAGGTGGCAGATTAGAGGGCTTGTTAAGTCGTATAACTGATTCTATGAGTGGTAGGCTAAATACTTTTATTGGGAATTTACATAAGTTGAGTGTCCAAATAGGTGAAGATTTAGCCCCTGTCATAAATGGCGTATTAGGGTTAATTAACAAGCTATTTGATTGGTTTATGAAAATGCCAAAACCATTGAGGACTACGATAGAAGTAATTGTTTTGCTCGGTGCTGTAATAGCTCCATTGATTTACTTTGCTGGACTTGCATTGTCCTATTTGCCTGCGATTAGTGCTACAATATTCGGCTCTTTAGTGCCTGCTGTAACCTCCTTAGCTTATGCGGTTGCCTCATTGATGATTGCCTTATTGCCTTTATTAATAAAGCTTGGTGTTATTATAGCGGTTGGGTATGCTGTTGTTAAAGTTATACAAGACATATCAAAGTGGTTGACAGGTCAGGAAAGTATTATCGGTAGTCTGTTGGGAAGCTGGGACTCTTTTACCGGTAAAGTAAAAACAGTCGGGAAGGTTATAAAAGACTTTTTGTTAACTCCTTTCAGGCTACTTTATTGGACTCTAAGAAAAGTCGGCTCGATGTTGGGATTTATAGACAATTTTGACGTAGGGTTTATGGATGCTTTGACCGGTAAATGGATGGGTACAAATGCCGGTAAAACAATGGCAAATACTTCCGGAGGGACTACACAAAACAACAATAAAAATGTAAAAGTGGAAAATAATATAGAGGTCAATGAAGCTGAAAATCGGGAAAACACTAAGTTAAAAATGGAGCAAGTAATGCAGGATACGTTTGAAAAGGCGGGGGCTAATTTATAATGGGGACTATTTTACACCGTGATAGCAAAACCGGAATGCCGGAAGGAAAAAAACCTAAAATATCTAATTTGGAGATAGACGCTTCCATAAATGAAACTCACGTATTTGAAAGTGAAGTGCCTCAGTACACGACCGAGGAAGGATTCCCGATTAGCGATAACATAAGAAACAAACCTTATACTGTAAGGATGGAGGGTATTGTTTCCGCATATAGTTGGAGTCCTAAATCGACTTCGGTAGATGAGGCAAAGCAGGAACTGTACAAAATTCGAGATAAGAAAGAGCCTGTTACATTGTATACGCCTTTTCGTGTATATCGTAATATGTCTTTAAAAAAGATAGAGTTTCCACGCCGGGCGGATACGAACGCCGATTTAAAATTTACTGCGGATTTTGTACAGATTGAAATTGCGAAGACAAAGTTTATCAATGTAGATGTAGAAAAAAATCAGGTAAGTAAAAACGTTGCAGAAAAAGAGGAGACTTCCAACGAACCTAAAAAGGATGTTAATGAGGAGATAGAGAAGGATGGTATTTTTGCTTTTAGTGAACCGACCGCACAGCAAAGCACAGGTGTGAAGGAATCGAAGATAATAGATAGTGCCAATGAAAGGCTTGCGAGATGATAAGCGAGATAACATTGAAGAGACAGCCGAGATACTCTAAAGGTGTAGAATTAAGTGGAGTGAATTATTTTATAGATGTAAATTATAATACTAAAACGCAAAGATGGTATTTTTCTTTACAGGATAGTCAGAAAAATGTAATAGTAAGAAACGTAAAATTGGTATTGGGCAGAGACTTACTTTTACCTTTCCGGAGTAGAAATATTCCTCCTGGAATGCTTTTTGTTGTTAGACGGGATTCTTTGGACAGAGACCCGAATTTTAGCGACATACCTGACAAAGCGAGGTTGTTATACAATGATGAAGTTTAATCGAAAATATAATTTATATGTTTTACCTTCCGGCGGAGGAGCAAAGCAGGCTCTAAATGTAAACGATTTGCGGGTGGATTTTACCATAAAAAAGGATGACAGTCAAAGTAATAATACTTTAGAGTTGTCTATATATAACCTTTCCGAAGCAACAAAGAGCTTTGTACAGCAAACCGGAAATATTATATTGATGGAAGCGGGGTATGAAAATAATACTCCGGAAATATTTCGGGGCGTAATTGACACCGTAGGGGAGGATAAATCCGGCGGAGATGTAGAAACAAAGATAAAAGCAAATGATGGAGAGCAGTTTGTCGGACGTATGATAAGCAAAAGCTTTCAGGGCAAAGTTTTTCCGTCTGAAGTAGTGAAATATATAGCTGGCTCTTTACAGCTAAAATATGAAATAACAGGAAATATTGACACAAAGCCGTATAACAATGGATATGTTATATACGGTGATGGGTTATTGCAACTAAAAAAGGTGCTTAATAGAGTAGGATATACTTTTTCTATTCAGAATGGAAAGCTTGATATTGTCCCGGCTGAAAATGAGCGAATAATTAAAAAACCTGTTTACCTGGTAAACAGCGAAACAGGATTGCTTGAAGAGCCTAAAAGTGATAATGAGAAAGGCAAAGTCGGAAGCAAAAAGAGGGAAGGAAACAAGTATAAAATAGAAACTTTACTTGCTCCTGAGATTATTTCGAATACAAAGATTAATCTTGTTAGCAAAAAGATTAAATCCGTTATGCTTGTGAAGGAAGTGAAGCATATAGGGAATAATCAAGAGGGCGACTGGAAAACTGAAATGAAAGCGGTTGTTGATGCCTAAAAGAAGAGACAAAAATCTTGCAGAGATAATACAGGCTTTTGTGGAGAAGCATCTTGAAGATATGCACACGTGCGTGCCTGCAATAGTGCAAAAATATGACTCCGGTGTTATAGACGCACAGATTGCAGTGAATTGGGAAGATGACGAAGGCAATACTATTATACCGCCTATCCTTACAGACGTACCTGTATTATTCCCATATAGTCTGAGCGGTGGAATAAGATGGAAGTTACAGCCGGGTGATAATGTGTTAGTTGTTGTCTCTGAATATAGCATAGATAATTTCATATATGGAAGCGGGCAGACTACAAATGCGGAGGATCCGAGAAAATTCAATCTTTCGGACGCTTTTGCTTTTGCAGGTGTTTTTACTTTTGCACGGAATCCGCACGACAATGAGGATGCTTTGAATATTGATTACTATGGAAACAATATAAAATTAAAAGCTACCGGAGATATCAAAATATCAAATGGTAGCAATGAGATTTCAATGGATAGTGCCGGAAATATAAACTTGGGTAAAGCCACACAAAAATTAGTTAATGGTAGTTTTATGACCCTGTTTAATACTCACACTCATCCAAGTGCAGGAAGTCCTCCTGCCACTCCGATGACTTCTGTAAACTTTACGAAAAGGAGTAGTGCAGAATGAAGAGCTTATTTTTAAATGATGCTGTTGGCAATACTCACGATATTGTTTTTGAAGATGGTATATTGAAAACCGTATCAGATGAGGACTATATAAAGCAAAAAGTAAAGACCCTTCTACTTTCTATTGAAGGTGATTTTTTCTTAAATACTAATATTGGATTACCGTACTTTGATGTATTTTTTGTGAAGAACCCGGATTTAGATGTTATTAAACAAGCAGTGTCCGATGAAGTTCTGAATAATGATGTATTGATTAAATTGGGTGTAACTAATTTGCAATTTAGAAGGGTGAATATAGATGAGAGAAAAAGGAAATTGAGCGTAGATATATTAATATATACTGAAAACAGCAGTTACGGAGTGAATATATGAGCGGTTTAGATAGAAACGGATTTGTACCAAAAACATATAAAGAGATAGTTACCGATATATTTAATAGAATATCTTCCGGAGTGGATGATTATGATGGTTTGGGCGAGATAGATAGACAGCCTGATACTCCGTTAGGACAAATAGTGTATCCTATTTCGGAAGGACTTGCAGAGGTATGGCAAGAGCTACAGAAAGTACACGATAACAATAATATGCTAAATGCGGAAGGACTGAGCCTTGACTATCAAGCTGAAAAAATCGGTCTTCACAGACTCCCTGATGTGCCTACACGGGCAGTTGTCGGTTTTGAATGGAGCGGTACAGACCAGCCTGATATTCTGGAAGGTGAAACGGTAAAATCTTCCGATAAGAATGTAAAATTTGATGCGTTATATAGCTTTGCTAATACGACTTCCGATGTAATAGCAAAGCAATTGTTAAAAACCCGGATAAAATGCGAATATGTAGACAGTAATATATATTCTGTAAAGATAGATGATATACTTGTAGAGATTAATTCAGATTCGGTTTTTCAAAATAGGGTACTTGCAGATGCCATAAACCTGAATCTTGGATATAAGTTATATGCTTATACGCCTGACGATGACACGTATGCTGAAGATGTAATAATTGAGTCCAAAGATTTTAAAACCGCTTTTATGCTTAATTCTGTAAACCAACAAATATCGGTTGTGAAAAGTTGGACTAAAATGTTGGTTGATGCACAAACACCAGGAAACATTGAGATTGTTTCTGGAGACATTGACACTATGGTTAGTACCATTTCCGGAGTCGACGGAGTAACTAATTTCATTGATGGATATACTGGTAGGGATACAGAGACAGATAGAGAATTGAGATTGCGAATAAACAGGTTGCAACAAAAAGGAGCTTCAGCCACTGTAGGAGCTATTCGGGCTAAACTACTGGATAATGTACCGTCTCTAAGCAACGTTGTAGTTTTCGAGGACACTATAAATAACGAGATAGAAGTTGTAGTGCAATCAGGGTACAGCAAAGATATAGCACAGTACATATATGAAAACAAACCGGCAGGAATTTTGTCTGTAGGAAACACATCGGAAACTATAGAAGACGCAAACGGCAATACTATCAACATAGGATTTAGCCGGGTCGTTAATAAGTGGTTAAATATCAAGATTGAGATAAATGAATATAATGATGAGGAAGTTTTTCCGATTGACGGCTTGAATCAGATAAAACAAAATATTATTATATATGGCAGGGAAAATTTTGATGTCGGGGATGACTTCATAAAGCAAAAATTCTATTTGCCAGTATACAATGTATCCGGGATAAAGGATGTAAATATAAAGACAGATGTAACCGCCTCCCCGAATCCGGAAAGCAGTGATGTAAGCTATTCCGAAAATGAAAGTATAGCAGTAAATCGAGCTGAAATATTAAGATTTCAGGAAAATAGAATAGAAGTAATAGATAATACATAAAGGAGAAAAATATGCTATATATTATAGGTAAAAGAGGAGACGAGAGTTTTTTGACTAAAACCGCTAATTACAGAGGTTCAACCCCTACAAAGGAAGATATGCTGAATAAAATGGTGGAAAAGTATGGCGGATCCGCTGATGATTATTCGGCTTTGGAAATATCCGACGATGCTATTTTGAATAGATTAAGTAAAGGGGATGAGTTTAATCTTGTTTGGAAAGATAACGAAATTGACTCTCTCGATTTTACTCCGGAAGATAGCAAAAGGCAAATTGAGGTAACGGTAGACAAAAAGCTTAATAAATTTGGTGTCGATTCCGTGGCAATAACAGGAAAAATAAAGAATCCGGATGGTACAGTAAGCACTGATTTTTCCGGCGAGGTTGTAATGACAATGAAAACACCAAACGGGAATAAAAAGTTAGTCGCTAATTTTGTAGATGGTAAAGTAAGTCATAACTTCGATGCCTACAATGATACGACCAACGGAGTCGGTGAATATACTTTACCTTTGGAGTATCATATACAATACGGGAACGAGGAATTTAGGAATTTGAAAAGTGCGAAATTTGATTTCGTGATGCCAATAGGGTACTAATATGAAAATAGATGAGCGTTTTGAAAATACTTTTGATATGCTTGATAGCGAAACAGATGTCACTTTGCAATTTACGACTCAAAGTAGTGCAAGACCGCTTGATATTTGTTTTGTATTATGCTATTCATATCCTTTGGGAAAAGCATACGCTATGCAATACCATTATGTGTCGGCTAATTTAGTTGACGATGGAAACGGTGATACTTTTGAAGTAAGGTTTAGAAGAGGTGAGCCCTCCGGCGGATATGATATAAGAATACATTATATAGTAATAGCTTCGACAGACATATCGGTTATACACGCTTCATATTCTTATAGTAGCTATTCTATTACCGATGATACTGTTGCTGTTGACCCTACTAATACTATTCCAATAGTTACGTACAGGACAACATCATCCGGGCAGGAACTCGAAAATTTTGTACAATATTGCGAAATTGATTCTGGTTCTGTAACTTTTGAGAAGTACACAAACACTAAAACCCTGGAAGTAGAGGCACAGTTTGTTCAAAGCTCGACTTTCGATGTAGGTCAAGTAATAGTATCTAATACAGATTTTAATCCACAAACCGGAGCTTTACCTTCTGTTAATGGCTCGACCGCATATTCTACAAATAGTTTTATGCTTCTAAATTATAAAGCTAATTCTCAGATGGAGGGGGCGGGTTCGTACAAGGTTGCTTATTACGATGACGCAAATGATGAGTATGTAATTAAAAATTATGATACGAGTTACTCATCAAGTGCTCAGTGTATTTTGTATTTTGTAAAGATTAGTAATAGTGAGCTTGAAAGTACGAATTACGAGCAAATTGGATTTGATACAACAAGTACAAATTTAACATTTACGAGCAAATATACAGAGCTAAGTAATACTTTTTTTGTACCCTCAGCCTTGCAGAACTATTTGTATACTACAAGCGAAGAATTTGAGAGCAGGC